TCCAATGCATCTGATAGTACATCGTAAAGGACATTTCCTGATGTCTCAAATACACACTCAAATTCAGGACAAGGTTGAACACCGTAATCATTCGGACAAACATCTAAATCAAACAGTTGGATACACCAATTTTCATCCACCGAATAAATATTTATTTGATGTAACTCCCGAAGCCCTTTAAGTAACTCTTCCATCCCTAAATCCCCTTTTCGTTTAGTTTTTATCGTACTCTCCAACTAACTTATCAAATTCTTCTTTAGTTAAAAGGTCCTCGCATTCACAATCCCATCGTAAGCATAATGGACACTCTTTCATCTTTCATTCTCCCTTTTCTATTCAAATAACGCTTTTGTTAAAAAATAATGTTCATATCGATATCACATTCATAACCGCACTCTATATTAGGGCAATTAATAAATATCATATCTTCACTTGTATCCAACTCTAAATTTCCAGTGCAATTTGGACATATCAATTCACTTTTCATATTTCTCCCTCTTTCTAACAAAATTCAAATTGTATTAAAAACTATAGAACAACTAGTTTATTTAGCTTTAACTTCGATTTCCCAACCACATTTACAAGTTCGCTTAAATGTATCATCTTGAATTTCCACAGTACCTTCACCGTTACCAACATTTTCATTTCCACATTCTTGACATGCTGCATACTTCCTTAACAATTGAACTGATTTCCATGCATCCATCTTTCATCACCTCTATTTTCTCTTCCTTGTTTTCTTACTTTTGAAAATATGTTCTTTCCCTTTCTGCCTTTGTTCTTTCCCTTTCATTTTTTGTTTAATGTTTGCGTAATTGTTTGGATTTCTAAGATTCATATTAACTTCCTCTTTCCGAAAAAAACAAAGTGTATTAAGTATTAAAAACACCCTCAGCTTTTAAATAATTTTCAAGAGCATCATATATTTTCATTTCGTTTTTATTCATGATATCCATATCGTCATGTAGTACTGACTGTTCTTCTGTCGTGTCTAGTTTGCACCATAATTCATGTGCTAATTTCTGTATATCCCTACGACGTTCTATAGTAGATTCCATTTCAATATCCACTCGCTTGACGTACAAAGTTTTCCTTGTTCTTTTCTTTATAAGCTCGAACAACATCTTCAAACTTATAACCATATAAATAGCAAAGACGGAAGAAAATACCGAACGCTTTATGTAAATGGGTTAATGTCACACTTAAATCCCTATATTGGCACCACGCACGTTTTGCAGTTAAAATGTCCTGCATATACCATTCGAATAGCATATTTACGTTCGATATGTTTTTCTTCATGATGGATTGTATTGAAAAATTAGATACAAGTTTTCGTTTCAATGTATGACGATTCAATTCAATAACGATATTCATTAAGAAATGGAACCCGTCAACTAATTCTTCTAGTAATCCATCTTTTGGCGTTCCAAATCCCGTACTCCACATTTTAAAGGCTCTTGTTTCGTTCCAGGCTTCACCGATTTCTACCATTAGCGCACGAAATAACATATCTAATTTATCGTTACCCTTATATCCAATTCGTTTATCTAGTTCTCTCTGCATTTCGAACAACTCTGTAATATCAAATGTTTGCTGGATTTCTTCTGGAGTAATTACATATAAATTTGAAGTATGTCTCATTGTGCATATGCCCCTTTACGATAATCTTTAATAATTTCACCTTTTTCATTGAAGTAAACAATTTCCCAATGTGGATTAAATCTGAACTTATGCGGATTATCATCTAATACAATGAATAAATCGTTTTTACAATTCCCGACGATCGTCCCTTTTCTTCCCTGCGCTTCGACACGCATTCCACGTTTTGCAAATGGGATTCTTCTAAAATTACACATTTTACGAAACGGCTCTTCTTTACCAAATAAAGTTGCTATATCAACTACACCTTTATATTCACAAGTAAGAAACGGTTCCAGCTGTTCAAAAGGCATATTAATAATCCCGTGTTTTTTCAACTGTTTGTAAAAATGATATTTTGCCATTTTTTCATTTTCATGCGTAACAATGCAGTTACAACGCCATTGTGTAAAGATACTTGATACATGGTACTTATATGTAGATTTCATCATTCTCCCTCCTGACTTGCTAACGAGACATTTGACCAATCAAGAATGGGACTTTCTTCTACTCTTTCCTCTGCTTCTAATAAGAATCGTGCGGATTCATTGCAATTTGTACATGTAACTTGAATTTCTTTTTCTGTTGTTTGAACCATAACACCCTGGATCCCGTTGTCCTTTGTAGCGATAATAGGAAGGACTGCAGCACTCTCCATTTCCTGCTCCGCTCTATTTAATTCCGCTGCTATATTCATTCCACAATTACATAAGATTTCAATTTTCATAGTTCCGCTCTCCTTTAACCGTTTTATGATCGTTATAACGAGTAAGACCGCCAATTCTAGCTCGTCCAATTCCCACAATTGGCGGTCCTTTGTCCTATAACACTTTAACGCTATTAACTTTTCAATCAATTTCTCTTTACGCAATATCCTGTTTCACCTTTTATTTTCCTAATATTCAAAATACGTTAGATGCACTATTGCTCACCCTGCAGCATCTTCTGCAAAGAATAGTATTTCTAAATCCTGCGGTTCAATATCTAATCTTTTACCAGAGTTAATAATATATACCGTTACAACGCCTGTATCCTTATCTTGATGTAATACTGTAAGAGCATTATGGTCATCAGTAACAAAATCACCCGAACGAAATTCATTATTTCTTCTCTTCTTCTTAGCAAAGACTCTGCGACGTTCTTCCCAATACTGCTCTTCTTCTGTTGCTAAACGGCAATGATCTGCATATTGCCATCCTTTATCCCCTACATTAGATACACTGTGATTTCCCCATAACCCTAAAATTTTAATACGACCGTTCTTTCTATCAACTTCCATCGCTTTCACTTCTGCAAACATTGTGTAGTCACCACATTCATACGCTACCCAATCCCCTAATTCGAACGGTGTTTTAATAAACTCTGGTACTGGTACAATAACTGCTACAATTTTCATCTTTAACCCTCCAAGTATTTAGTAACAAATTGTGGTTTAAATCCGCTATCAAAATAGATTCGTAAAGGCTGCGGTTCCTGCGATTCCCTTGCGGCTTTGCAAATCTCTTCTGCTTCGTCCCAAAAGAAACTTTTATCCTGTGCTCGTCTATACCGCCATAACGCTGTTACATAATCGATATACATGTCATAATGGTTATCTTGCCTAGTACCTGTAGAACGAGCAAGCTCTTCCGCACTCCATACATCACAAGGAATAATGGCAAGTACATCAGCGAATCCTACGCGTCCTGGCAGGTACTTCGCTTTGGCGTTTTCTATATCAAATGGTTGTGGATCTTCCTTTAAGCTATCATCAAGCAAGAACGCCAGTTGTTCCGTCATCGTGAACACCTTCTTCTAACTGTAGTGTGTATACAAGACCTCTATCCAGTAACGCACCAATAACTGCATTCATCCATAAATGAGTGCCAATCTTTTTTTGTAAGTATTGTAGAATCGATACTATTTCACTTGTAGAAAGAGATACAAATTCACCTAACTTCTCTTGGTTGAATTTGCCTCCACGCTTTTCGATTTTTAAAACTATCTTCTTTTCTTTCACGTATCGTTCCGCTTTCATCAAATCAAATTCCCTTACTTTGTCCATGCCGTATTTTCTAATAATCAGCTTTAACATATCTTGAATCACGTTCGTCTCAACTACTTTTAATTTCTGTTCCATTTCACCACGACAAGACTTACAAAGCGTTTTCTCGCATCCTTCAATGTACATGTTTTTTACATCAGTAGTTGGAATTACCGCACTACAGATATCACACCATTCACTATTGTCGAACAACAAAACATTCATTACTTTCAGCTCCCAGCTATATATTTTTCTTTTCATCTATTTATCTTTATATTTTTATAAATACACATATTTTTGGCCGCATGTGCATTTACTGTGTTATAATTGCAAATGTAAATTTATTTTTAAATCCAAATCTATATCTACCTTAAATTTTTTTGAGTATCCATTTTCACGATGGATCTTTTTTTATGCATTTTTTCTTATTTGTTCTACTACTTTTGGATTACCGCCTAGCGATTCCAGACGATCCGCTACTTCAAAAACCTTTTCTTTTTCATAATCTCGCTGTTGCTTCGCCTTATATAATCCAATAAGTTCTTTTTCTGCTTCTGCAGCTTCTTCTTTTTGTTTATTGCTTAATTCTTTTAATTCCAATGCAGTTGTTACCTCGCGATTATTCATCGCTCTATTACTCTGTTGCTCTAACATCTTTTGATTCTTCATGTATTCACGTAACTGCTTCTCTAAAGCCCCAGCTCTTTGTATATGCTCCGGAAGTACCCTATCGGCTAATCCCATCTATTTCACCTCAATTCCAGCCACACCGTTTATAGGTGCAGCTGAAAGTTATATAAATTGCTATTACGCAATGATAAATACTTTTTTACTTTTAATTTCTTCTGCTAGTTTCTCAACCAGGTACTTTTTGATGTTTTCAATTGCTTCTAATTTCCAAGCGCCACCATCTGCTTCAAACAATGCACATTTTGGGCCGCTCTGCATTCTAAATACAAATGGGCTTTCTGGTTGTTCAACTTCAACAAAAGTACGATAAGGCTTTAACATCACTGGATTTGGTACTACTGCATTTGCTCTTGAAGCACCCGTTTGTACTACTGCTGTTTGCGAAACGCCATCATCTTTATATGTATTAATTGTTTCATCTCTCACATTACCTACGACTTTTAACATGGCTTCGCAATCATCGTTCCTAACAAATGCAGACTGCAAGCTAATATTAAAGTTTTCTGGATCATGAAATCTTTCAAAAGAAAATTGCGGTGTAAGAGCTTTAGCTTCCATAAAGATACTACGGTTAAAATCATTATTAACTTTCGTGAAACATGAAACATTTTTAGGATTCTCAACATGAATCATTAAAGGATGGTCTCCATCAAACTCTGATTTGATGTAATCTACTAAACCAGAAAGGCTGTTGACTGTAATCCCTACTGCTGTTGGTTCCTTTACTGCATATAACGGTTGAGTAGAATATGGACGATCATTAACCTTTTCAATTCTTACTCCTGCTGTTTCTAATAAGTACTCCATTGCTTGTTTAATCATTTTTTATTTCCCCTTTACGATTTATTAGTTAGATTTTGTTTTACGGAAATCTACGACTCCATTTTCTGTTGGAGCTTCCTCTGTTTTTACCTTTTCACCTACATCGTTAGCAACATCCCCCTCAAGGTCGATGAAGTATTGACCTTTTATACCAGAAGCAAGTTCTTGCCCAACAACTTGTCCATGATGATCACGGCCCATAAGAATTCTTGAACCTACTTCTAAAGTTGGCGCTAACTTAGATTTTGCTTGCACCTGGCAATCCCAAACTTCACGTTTTTTATCACCAGTAATCGAAAGAGTTAATGTGATTGTTCGTGGTTTCTTTGGATCCGTATTAGGATCTGCCATATTTTCTAAAACTCTTTCGAATTCCGCATCAAACCTTTCTGCAACTGCACCATCTGCGAAACTATTTAAATCTATTGCCATTTGTAAAACCTCCCTGAAGCATTTATTAGTTTTTTATACTAAACGTGGACGCCAAACTTTTATGTAATTTATTACTTCATCAAAATCCTTCTGGCGTACATTGTGATAACTATTTACAGCAAACCTTTCGTATATATCCTTCCAAAGCGCAGAAAATACTTTTCTTCGGGTATCATGAATATTTCTATTGATAATTCCATCATCCCAAACTTTATAAACTCTACGATTAACAGCGTTTCTAATAGCTGTTTGTTGGCTGTAATCAACTGTCATTCGTTCGTTAATATCACCTTTTATTTGTTCTACATCCGTTTTTAACTGTTTTAAGTCTTCTTCATGCTGTAACCCTAACTGCATGGTCGCTAAAAACTGTTCTCTTGATGATGGTCTTTTCTTTTGAAGATGTTCTTTCATACGCTTGAATTCTTCGATGAACTTCACTTTCATTTTCATTGCTTCAATAGTGTTATATGAAAACATCAATATAGTGAATGCGTCCTCCGTCATATCCATCTTCTGCAAAGTCCGTCCCGTGGAGTCTTTATAGAAGCTAAGTCCAAAATTGGACTCAGTAAATTCTTCTTCTTTTGCGTTCTCTAATTTTTCCATTTGAACTTTTATATCTCTTAAAACATGTTTGTGTTGTTTCCCTAGAACATCAGCTACTGTTAAACTGTCCGTTACAACTTCGTTACCTTTTGCGAAAACAAACTCACTAAATGGTTGTTGAACCACTTGTAATTGACTCATTTTTTATGAAACCTCCTTCATGTCTAAAATTTTTATGATTTTCACTCTGACACTCTTCGCTTCACGTTTATCTCGAAGAATATCCGATAAATAAGCACCTGATATTCCAAGCAGCTTTGCTAATTCTTTTTGTTGCATATTTTTAGCGAATAGCGTTGCTCGAACTTTCATGCCAAATTCATTCCTCATTCTATCCACCTCTTTTTTAGAAAATAAGCTAATTATTCAGCTTATTATTGACACTTTCTAACTTATAGGTTAATATTTAAACATAGCTAAATAAACATACATATATTGCCTTTGTACGTTGGGGAACGTGGTTGCTGGCTTTATATTGGTTTTGTTTAAAAGGCTAAATAAATAGCTTATGGACACATATTACTACCTTATAGGTTAGATGTCAATAGGAATGCCTTACTTTTAGGTAAGATGTGTTCTCGCGTTAAAGGGAATGATATATATGACTTTATTTGAAAGAGTTAAAGAATTGGCCGATAACCAAGGTCTTTCCATAGCTGAATTAGAAAGGAAATTAGGATTGAGTCCAAACATTCTATATAAGCTAAAAAAACAAAAACCTTCAATTGACAGAGTCGAAGCACTAGCACAATACTTTAATGTTTCAATTGATTATCTACTAGGAAGAACGGAACAAAAAAATAAGGTTCTTATTAAAGATGCAGAAGGTTTTACTGAAAAAGATAAAAAAGATATCGGAAAAAGAATGGAAGAGATAAGAAAAGATCTAACGGACTCTGACGGACTAATGTTTTCTGGCGAACCCCTTACCGAAGAAGCTCTAGATTCATTAATGGATGCAATGGAGTATATTGTGAAACATACTCAAAAGATAAATAAAAAATACATCCCGAAAAAATACAGAAAAGAATCAGAGTGAGTCAGGGGGGGAAATCAATTGGGTTACTATGAAAAAGACACAGCATTAGAACTAGCAGCGAGATTTAATACAACCAACCCTTTTGAAATAGCTGAACGTTTAAATGTTCACGTTTTTTATCAAAATTTAGATCCAAGCATCATGGGTTTTTATAAATATAATAAGAAAAACCAGTATATCTGCATTAACGAAAATTTAAGCATCAACGAACAAATTGTTACTTGCTCCCATGAATTGGGCCATTGTAAAATGCATAAACATGTCAATACTCCGTTTTTACGTGCTAATACATTTTTATCTGTAGATAAATTTGAAAGACAAGCTAATTTATTTGCAGTTGAGTTATTACTGCCTGATGAGGATTGGCATGCATATGCAGAAGAGTTTAAAACAATTGATGCCATATCCCATCATACGGGAATCCCAAAAGAATTGTTATTACTTAAACATCAAAAACTATTATGTAGTTGCAATTAGTCCTCCCTGGGCTTTTATTTTTAAGTATAAAAGAACATACATTCCCTAAAAGAAAGGATTACCAAAATGATTATCCACTTAGATGATTTCAGAAAAGCAAAGAAATTAAACAAAATAAACTCTATTCAAATGACTAAAATCCCTATTTTCGAACGTATTTTTGTTGAGGATAATGAATTAATCGGAGAATTAAAAGATAGCAAAGAAAAGGTTATCATTGAACATTTAGAGCAAAAAGATAGAAGTACTTTTTAACTTAATATAAAAAACATTATCCCTTTTTCATTTACCATATTTCACGATATATGAGGATATTAGGATTGAATATTTGTTATACTTAATTAGAGATCTACTATTTCCATAGAGAGGATATGAAATTATGGGATTTAAATTTCGTAAAAGTATTAAAGTTGCGCCTGGCGTAAAAGTGAATGTTACTCACAAAGGCGTCGGGGTAAGTGCAGGGGTTAAAGGTGCTCGTATAAGCACTGGTCCTTCTGGATCACGAATAACTACTTCTTTACCTGGAACCGGAATTTCATATGAACAACGCATAGGTAAAAAGAAAGGTTCAAAACAAGGAACGGACACTACTACTAAGCATGCGGTACCTTCGTCCTCAGCATCAAATAAACAATTACAAACTAGGGTTAAATCATCCCATCCTAAAAGAGAATTTAAAACTTTCAAAGTTACTCCTATCCTTTTAAAAGATAGTAAAACAAACTCTAGAGGTAGAAGACTAATGAAGCCACTTTCTATTATTACGGGAATATGTGCAGTGTTATTTTTACTAATGCTACTTATTGTTCCCGCTTCGATATTAGCTTTTATCTCTTGTTTATGCTACATAAATATTAAAACCCCAAACGTAGCAACATGTCCTAATTGCAACTGCACTAATGTATTAATATCTAGAGAAAAAAAGATCACTTGCCGTAATTGCAAAAGTACTCTTCTTATACAAAAATAAAAGGCGCTCATATGAACGTCTTTTTTTATTTTCGTTTCGACAATATATGACAATATATAGATAAATAATTTGTTATTATGTCTAAGGATTTATTTACATTAGGAGGAATGAACAATTATGTTTAAAAGATTTGCAGTATTACTTATGGGTGCCCTATTATTATTCGGTTTAACTGCTTGTGACAGCGTTAAATCAATGACAAGTAACGTTACAGTCGGTAAGGTAATTGATGAATTTAAAGCTGCAGGATTAGAAGCTGAAAATCCTAGTGACCTACCAGAAAAAGAATTTGGGAATACTAGAAAAGAAGCAAAACGCATTCTTGTACCAGCATTAGGTGAAGATAGTGGTGGTAGAGTATTTGAGTTTAAAAATAAAGAAGATCTTGAAAAAGCTAAGAAGTACTATGATGATTTAGGTAACGGTAATCAAATGCTATTCTCTCATACTTACGCAAAAGGTAACTTCCTAATTCAAATGAATGGTGATATGGAAGATGCCCAATTTAACAAATATAAAGAAGTTATGGACAAAGTAATTAAGTAAGTTAAAGAATCCGCTTTCATTTTTCAGAAAATGAGTTATAATTATTATTGGACGAAAGTTCGCATATATATTATTAAAATTGAAGTGGTTATCAAGTCGAAGAACGGCACTCATTTGAGTGTCTTTTCTTTTTTCTGATTATTTGTTATGATATGACTAGAGTATGACTTCTAACTGAATTGCATAAAATAAAAGAAGAGATGCGCTAACATCTCTTCCAGTAACTGCTACCGCAAGGTGGCTGGTTGCTAATAGTTATTTTCTTTTAGTACCGCCCTTACGCTTGCAGGCATTCGGGGCGGTATTTTTATTTTTCTTATTGCTAATCTTTTTTGCAAGCTCATTTGCATAAGCTGTTGCAAATACTGTAAGGAATACCTTAGCAGCGTCATACAATAAATTAAATAAAGAATCCATTCGGTCACCTCCCTTCTCTCTAAGATCAGAGAAAGGATAGCAACCTCCCGCCCTCACAATATACAGTTACATACAGTCTATCACACAATTCTATTACAAGAAATATCATTGGAATATTCTCGAAATACATCAATTTAAAAATAAATAGTATTCTCCCTGTGGATAACCATACTTATCCACAACAAAAGCCCGACATTTATTGTCGGGCTTCTCTTTTTCTCTTCTTTTTTCCACAAACTTCTGCTATGATTGATAGAGTAGATACATAAATTGCAAATGTAAATTTAAGATTTTTTATATAAATTTAAAAAAATAAAAAACCCCGACAGAATTTTCAAAGGTTGGAAGAGTTTGGCCGCCCAACTGACCGATGAAAATTGGAACACGAGGTTTGTATAAACATATTTAAATGTGTGTTGCTACGTCTATGATAGCATATACTTTTAAAAATGTGAACTACAATCCTCTATTTTCCTATACCCATTTTTGGGCGGGGTGGAAATTGGAGGATTTTTTTATTATGTCTAATTCATTAGAAACAACAGAAGAACAAGAAGTAAGAGAATTGCAACGTATAGTAATTAAAGAAGAATTGTTAGCATTAACAGGAAAGCATTTTGATGCAGCATTATTAAACAATTTAATCTTTTGGCACGGAATCACCGAGAAAATGGACCAAAGCCTATTAGTGCAAATTAGCCAGTTAGAAAAACGTGGGGCGAAACAAGGTACTATTAATAAAAAGAAAAAACAAATTCGTGATGGTTGGTTCTTTAAAACGGCTGATGAACTATCAGCGGAGTTAATCGGTTGGGGAAGTCCTCAAAAAATTGGTAGAGCATTAAACGAGTTATCTAAAAATGGTTGGGTTGAAAAAGGCAATAATCCCGATCCGAAAATGAAATGGGATAGAACAACTTGGTTAAAAGTAAATATCAATAAAATTGCTACTGATTTATTAAAAATTGGTTATGCATTAGAGGGGTATTCATTGGTTCAAGAAACAGAAGAAAAACCCAAGGTGATTAAATCTAAGAGCACAAAAAGCGCGTCGTTACGCAAATTCCATTTTGGAATATGCAAATTCCATTTTGGTAGTTCCAAATTCCAAAATGGTAGAACAATACCAGAAGGTTTACTTCAGAAGGTCCCTTCATTACTTCCTTTTGAAGAAGAAGAAATTATAACTAACCCTGTCACTGAATCTATGATTCTTGATTTAATGAATTCAAAAATACAAGAGCGAGAGATTACAAACCAAAAAACTATTAAAGCTATTCATGATGTTTCTAGTAAATGCAAAGCAATTGGAACTACCGATTTAGTTGCTGCTGAAAACTTTGTTATTAAAGTTGTAGAAGAGAAAATGTCAAAGCTTGGCCAGAAACAAAAAATAAGAACAGGTAAAGCAAAATCATCTGAATCTAAACCTATACGTACTGAAATGACTCCAGAATGGGTTGGAGAAGAAGAAAAACCTAAAGCTAAATCTGCAGTAATGAATGAAGTTAAATTCAGTGAGTTTAAAAACATTGTTCTTCAAAATGCTAATAAGTTAAATAAAACTATCGATATTGAAATGATTACATTAGATAATCACTTACAAATGGGAACATATACAAATTTAGGGTTTAGCGTAAAAGAAGTTATGGAAATTTTTAAATCGGCAGGTTTATAAAAACATAACAGGCCCCTTTAATTTCACATACCGTAATGAAATATAAATATTAACATGTAGAAAGATTATTAAAGGGATTATTAAATCAACATCGAAATATTTCATGTACAATAAAAAACACATTAATACAACGTTAATATTAACATTAATGTTATGATAACTTTATGAAATGGTTTTATTAAGAGTGCGGGAGGTATAAAAATGGCTTATAAAATGGCTTTTGTGCAAAACAAAGGCGGTGTATTGAAGTCTTCTATGACTGTAAATATAGCTGGATTATTTGCTAAACAAGGCAAGAGAGTATTAATCGTTGATGCTGATCAGCAGGGAGACGTTTTGTTGTCATTCGGTAGAAATCCGGATGAATGCAAGATAACATTGTATGACGTTCTTGTAGATTATATATCAGCAAAAGAGGCAATTATTAATGTCTATGAAAATATTGATGTGTTACCGTCTAATTCAGATATGGGCTTATTAGATTTTGATATTTTACCAAACCAGGATAAGTATATTAATCCATATCTTTTACTGAAGGTAGCTTTAATGTCTATTGAAGAAGATTATGATGTTATTCTTTTTGATAGCCCGCCTAGTTCCGGATTAATTCAAAGTAACGTTATTTGTTGTACGGATAATATCATGATACCTTTCCAACCAGAAAAATATAATGTTAGATCGTTGATTAAGTTAATGGATGCCCTAAATGGATTCCGTGAACAAAATAACCCAAGTCTAAAAATCACCGGTGTAGCGTCTACACTCGTGCAAAAGAATACGGTTTTACATCAAACTGTTATGCAGGATGCAAAGGAATTTTGTGAATCTGAAAATGTACATTATTTTGATGCGTTTATCCCTAAAAGTATTCAGTTCGCTAACGCAATTGCTAATGAGGAATTGCCGTTAACTTTAGCGAAAAGAAATAATGAATTTGCATTTTACTATAAAAATCTATTTAAGGAGCTGAATGAAATTGACTCGCAAAGTATCTAATCTTTTTCCAAATAGTGCAACAAGAGATAATGATAAAGAAGAGAAAACGAAATCAAAACAACAACAAAACGAAAATATTAACATTAATGTTAATGACAACGAAATACCAACAAAACAAGAACAAGATGAAATCCCAAAAGAAACACCGGAAAATAATAATGTTAATGAAGAAGAACCTGAAGAACCAGGTAAAAAGGATTCTGACGAAACAGAGGAAGAGGACGATGTTCTTGCCTTTTTGAATGAAACCAATAAGAAGGTATTAGTTGGTTTTTATTTAGACGAGGATATCAATAAAGTAATTAAAAAGCTTTTAGGTAAGAAACCAGGTAGAGGCACTCAATCACAATTAGCAAATAATATATTCCGTAAATTCTTTGAGGAAAAAGGGTTGTTGTAATATGGCTTTTGTAATACGTGGAGAAGGGTTCATTCTTACAGATTGTGAACCAGGAAAAGAAGAACAAGAATTAGAATTCGAAACATATGAGGAAGCAGAAAAAACGTTAGAACTTATACAATTACCTATGCAACAGCCAAACGCAAGAATCGTTGAAGTGTAAACTGCTTTTTGTTATGGATATTCATTTTGGAGGGTGGTAATTCGAAATTATTTACTCTACTTTTGGGTGATTCTATATATTTAATAATTGTTAGGTAATAAGTGCTAGTCCGACCTAACAAAAATAAAAGAAGCCTTAACCCTTGATGTATAAGGATATTCTAAAGAATATAGTATATCAGTTTTGATACCAACTTCAGCGTACAGGTTTAGGTATCTATATTCTGTATAATTCGTTGGATTTTTTTGTTAGGTCGGACTAACAAAAAAAGGGTCTACTCAAGTATGAGCAGACCCTTTACTTACTTCACATATACATATGCTTCATTTGCAGTAATATAGAATGTTGTACCTCTACTATTGTGTACTTTATATTGTGCGGATCCATTCACTGATACTTTAGCATCAATAGTGAATCCTAGCCCATCATCTACAGTTCCGGCTACATCTTTATCAGCCCAGGAAGCAGCATCATAGAAACGAAGGTTGTCCACTTTAGAAACAACACGTTTTCCAATTACGGAACTTGCAGCAGAAGTTTGTTCACCTTGATATTTAATGTAAGATGGGTTGTTATAAATCCATTGATTACCACCAAGATTTAACCAATCTCCTTGTTTTCCCCATACTTGATATGATTCATCTTTACTTAATTGACGGATAATACCGTAATTTGTTGATGGTCCACTTCTAAGGTTTACATTATACCCATCGATATAAGCAACGCCTGTTGTCCATGTAACGTTTTGAGAAGGTTCTTGTGGTTTTGGATTAACTGTAACCGTCGCGCCCTCATATACCTTTTGTACGTCTGCTCTGAATTGTGATTCTGATACACCATGACTGCGAAGATAATCAAGCGGATCCTCATGGTCGGTTCCGCCTAATTTATAAGTAATATCTTTATGTGTCCATAATCCTTTGCTTGGGTGAATCTCTCTATCTTTTAAAATCTTAGCTAATAGTTTTACATAACGTTCGTAAGAAGATTTAAATTTAGCCGGATTACTAGTTTCAGAAAGTTCTACGTGAACAAATCGTTTGTTAGCAGCTGGTCCGGCGCCATAAGCGATGTATTTTGTATCAGCAATTTGGATTGTTTCATCCCAATCTACTGCATAATGAACGAAAGCAGAGCGCCATGTTCTAGCTTCATAATTTCTAATATTAATTGCTGGCGCTTCTGGTGTCGCTGTACTATGTGCTACAACACCCTCATAAGCGCCTACACCGTAACGATACGCTTGTTTCGGTAAGTCTTGGATAATTAGTACTCTATCAGCAAAAGAAGCTGTAGCGAACGAAAATAAGAGCAATAGAGTCATGAATAATGAACTAAATAGTTTCAATGATTTTTTCATTGTGTATTTCCCCTTTTTGGCCAAACAAAAAGAGCACCGTCTTTTGACAATGCTCTCCTTATGTAAGGCGTATATTTTTATTTGTTATTCTGTTTTTCTTTCCTTGCATCGGACCTTTGGATTTTTGCTTGAATTTCGGATGCTACACTTTCTAATAACCATGCTGGGATCCATCTTTCCCAACCGATTCGTGCACAGTTTGCAGCAAAACTATTAAAAATGTGATAACTCAATCCACCTACTACCATAAAGAAAAAGAAATCGGGTAGTTTAAGAGCAATATCAAACAAATGTGCAAGAGCCGGTAACGATAAAAGCACCACGGTTCTCGTGATGCCCTCAATTCCATATTGGCTGCTGTATGTTCCATCTAGTTTTGAAGCTTTGCTACCAGTAATCCAATCCAACATGATAATCCAGCAGTAGATACCAATCCAAATTATATTGGCCTTACCGTATAGCAAATTAATTAATGTCCCTAGCCCTCCGCTTATAATGCCCCCCACCTTAAATTGAGTACTTGTAATTACATCAGATATGTTCAGTGCCTTGATCAATTCGTGAATTCGTTCCAAATTCTCACCTCCTTCCAAAATAAAAAGAGGGGCCTTTGCCCCTCTTTAACTAAAACATTATGCTGCAAATAATTTTGAATCCATATTAAAGATATCAGCAATATCCTCTTCGCTTCTGTCTTTTAGATAAGCTTCTGTTGTTGAAATATCTGAATGATGAGCTAATGATTTCAACTTTTCTAGTGGTACCCCTTGTAATTTAAGATTATCTAGACGACTATGTCTAAAACAGTGTGGATTGATATTAAATGGTTTGCTTTCCTTTTCACTTAACATTCGTGAAAATACATTGCACCAATAGTTAAAAGTACTTTTGTTAACAGTTTGTCTGCGGCCGTTTTTGTACAGTTTCACAAATAAATCTGGTATTGTATCTCTTCCTCTTTGCGCCATGTACAAGCAGATAAAATTACGGACGCGGTCGTTATAATATAATCTAAAACTTTTAGCTCGCTTACCTCGAACAACATTTGTGAAATATTGTTGTTCTAACCCTTCTTTTTTAACTTGGTAAACTTCATTCTTTCTTGCTGCACTGTAATAGGAAAGCGCCAGGTATGTACCCATTAAGTATTGTTCCTTTTTTAATAGTTCATCTAAGAGCCATTCTATTTGATCATCGCTTAAAAATGTAATGGCTCTTACAGGCATTTTAGGTAAACCTTTAACGCGAGATCCAACATTAAACTCATAATCGTAATCATCATCATCTGCACAAAATTCTAAAGCTGATCGTAGCGCTGATAAAATCCCATTAATCCGTGCGTTACTCATACCCATCTCTTGAAAAACAATTGTAAGGTTTCGAATATCTTTTCTTGTTAAATCGATTAAATGTTTATTATCAAAATGTTTATAAATCATATAAGAAACAATACGTAAATCCCAATGATATTGTTCGATAGTGCCTTTAGCTCTTCCTTGTGCTCTTTTCTCAGTTAAAAAATCTTTAATTAAATTTTTGTTATAAGTACTGACTTCATTGTTATAAATTGTGTTATTAACGATTCTTTTCATTAAGTATGACCTCCTGATGACTAATAAAGTTAGTCTTTATATTGAGTATAATATTACGACTAACTTTATTAGTCAAGTGGTTTTTGACATATTTAATGAGTCAGTTATAATTAAGATAAACACATATATGGAGGATACTTATGTTACGCTCTAATTTAAAAGAAGTTGCAGATGAACGAGGTATTTCTATTCGTCAATTATCTAGAGAGATAGATTATGCATACGAAGTGGTAAGACGTATGTATAATGACGAAATGGAACGTTATCCTCGTGACTTGTTAGGTAAATTGTGTAGTTTTTTAAATGTAACTCCTAATGATCTACTTATTATTGAACAAGATGCAAAAAAAGAGGACTGATATTAGCGGTCCTCTTTTTTACAAAATAAAAAGCATGCAGCTGCATGCTTAACTTACTTTTTTATTCAAAGCCGTATTTTATTAAGAATCAACAACAGTTACAGTCCCATTATTATTCCAAACATTGTTTCTCACAACCCATTTTTGTCGGAAATCTATTTCCCAAAATGCATTACCTTGAAAATAGTTGTTCATCATAATACCTTGTCCGTAGTTTAAACTGTTTCTACAAACACATGAATATCCTTGAATAATATTATCTAGAACTTGTACAGAACCAGGCTCATAACTCCCATATCTTTTTATTTCTACAAAAGGAAAGTTATTACCTAGCGCACGATTCCCTTTAACAACTACTCGATCTTCTATTTTTTCTTTTAAATCAAAAGCAACTTCCGAACAATTTAATGTGTTGTTTACAATTTGAATATTTTTAATATAATACGAACCTATCGTTGAATATGCGAATCTTCTACATACCAATACCGCTCGTACTACATTGACAAATGTATTATTTGAAATAACAACATCAACACAACCACCTACTATGATGATACAATGCGCGCCATAACCTTCAATGAGTGTCCCAAATCCATCATCGTACGCGAGTATGCCTTGTGGTCTTTTTGAAATATTGTAAAATTTATTATCTGAAATAATGGTTTGCGAACCTTCCTCTAAATAAATACAGATTCCCACACAATCTTTGAATGTATTACCTGTACAAACACTTACAGTTCCTATTGAACTAGAATCTAACCAACATATAGCTGATTCTATCGGTGATGTACCTCGATAATTAGAAGTCACAAGTGCCTTGCAATTTTTGAATGTGTTATTTGTGACAACGAATGAAGTGATGTGATAAAGGTTAACTGTTTGATAGTCGAAGTTCTCAAAAATACAATTTTGAATGTAGGCTGTACTCATATTACGCTCTCCTGAACCCATAAATTCAATGGCCCTGTATGCCCTCAATGAAGCATCCCCCAAAAATTTGCAATTTAAAAATCTGTATGTTGCTATATCAGGTACGGATACTCCATTGTTATCAAATTTCAGCGGCTTATTCGTATCATTAAATGTACAATTTTCAAACGTGACATTAAAACAATTACGCCAGAAAGTAATTGTTCCACTCGTTCTTTTCATATTTACATTGTTGTTAATAACACAATCTCTAAAGACAACTTCAGAACAGGGAACCCCATCATATTCAGTGAAAAATATTTTATCCACAGATTCAGAATCATATAATTGTAATGTTATCCCTTCAATTCTTACATCTTTACAACCTTTAAATGAAACCTTTTTATCAGGATTATCTCCTAGAATAGCTAGCTGGGTTTGCGCCGATCCATCACCTATAATTTGAAGACCATTCATTTTTTCAAAAACTAATTCGCTAATAAAATACATACCTTTCGGAAAGAGTAACTTACCACTACCATTTAAAGAATCTATTGCTGCTTGAATAGATAAACTATCATTATTAAGATCATCACCTCTAGCACCAAAAGACGTAACGTCTACCGCTAGATTGTTAATTCTTTCTTTATGTTCATTTAATTTTATTTCCACCAAAGTTTGATTAGAATCTAATCTGTCTTTGATAGTATCGTGAGATTCTCCATTCGCGTCAACACGTGCATCAGCAACTTCGATATTACTATTACCGCCCGATTCTAGAACTAAATTTGAAATCCTTTTATCTTGTAGTTCTAACGCTTCAGTTGTAGTTTTAGTGATACCATTTACATGGTTCTCAATATCTGTGACATTTTGGTTATAGTTATTTCTAAATACCCTTTGCAACCAAGTGTCAGACATCCTTTTTAAGTTCAACAAATACATCACCACCTATAAAAAGAGAATGCTAGTAGCGCTCTCTTAGAATCTGTTACTTATTCCAGTTCACCCGAAATCATTACGTTAACTGCATTTAATTTATCTTGCTGTAAATACACAGCGTCATTTTGATTTAAAACCGAAGACAAGTGTATAAACTCTGTTTTACTAGCTGGAACAATATAATCTTTGATAACATCGACAGTATTGATTGTTAATGTGATTTTTACGTCCTCATTCTCAGTATTCGTTAAAACAATCTCTTTCATAACAGCTCTTCGTTCTGCTGGAATATTAAACACTTGTAATTTACTTGTTTGTGGTGTACCTAAATACATACGGATTGGTTGCATAATCTAATTCCTCCTAAAGTTTGTTTTTTATATAAAATTCGTTTTTTAATAGTTTTTATTACCCTTCTAACCAGACACGGAATATCCGTGCATATGCTTTTTTTCCTTTAACCTTGTTTCTCATACGTAAGTAAAAGGTTTCTAATTCTCCATTTGGGACACCCAAATCATATACAAGTTCAACGCCATCCCCTTGACTAGGAGCGGATGTTTGTGTCGATGTAGCGCTACTTCTTATGGTAATACCATCGCCATCGATGATTGCAAGTTCAACCTCTCCACCATCTTCTGTGAATATTTGGGCCGCTACTTTAGCGTATCTCGTTTTATGTTCAAAAGTGTAAAAATGACAATTATCTAAGACATCGTGCGTTGTGGTTAGCCACCAACCATCTTCTACTACATTAATCCCACGGTACGGAGGATAGTGACCTGCGATATCAAAACCATATTGTAAATAACCATCAATAATTGTCGGATATCCATCTGGACGGGTAATACGAATCATCCCGCCATGATAATCACTTCCACCAGAACCGTGATGAACGTATTTATATGGATCATTTGGGTTAATCATCCACATTCCTGTATAATCCGTATACACATACGTATTAGCATAGAGTTTCTTTTGTAATAGACTTAGATTCCCACCATCATCTATTAATTGTTTCAGTTGATTTTCCGCTATAGTAAAGCTTGCTAATATATCAGATGGCTTCTTGGTAATCTTTCCGAGTGTATAAACTTTAGGTTTGTTCTCATTCGAGAAATCTTGAATTTCTACAACTCTGATCCGAACATCCAATTCAAATGGATCGATAATACACCATACATAGTCACCTTTATTGATATATTGCCAACCTAGCTCTTTTGCTTCCACTGCAGTCAAATTAACAACAATATCGATACTGTCATTTAATTCGCGTTTAATACGATCCAATAATGAATTATGGTCCGTATATCTCTCATCACGTACCGGCTTAGCATGCTTAATTCCATATATATCAGCCAGTGGGCTTTTGTATTCTGCCGTGACAACGTATGAACCATCTTCATTTTTCTTCCCAAAACCTTTGATGTAAGTGAAAAAGGAGGTTGTATCTATCTCCCTTGAAGGTTCCTTAATATTAAAAAAGTACCTGAACTGTTCATCCGTATATGTTCCGATTTCTTTTGAAACCTCTATTGTTTTACCGACTACTTCGAACTCTGCTCCAAATTTCTCAAGAATAGATTTCAGTAATGCAAGTGAGTTATCATCGCCAAAATTATCAACCTTTACACTTACGGGCATATCAGCTGTATTAATAATTGCAGGAGTATAACCTGTCCCTTTTAATGAAAATGTCAGTAACGATCCTAAGGGGAATATCCCTGTAATTTCTTCATATATGTGATTACCATTTAGGTCATCAAACACGCGATGAAATGCTTTGCAATTCGCCATTACAGTATCACCTAATGGTTTTTCTTTAAATCCTTTTATAACGTATTCTTCATCGTCATAAATAAAGTAATTTTGATTACGGATTAATTGATACGCTGCTTTGTTCGTTTCGGTTTTTATAATTGCGACATCTATATATTTATCACCGTTTACTACATCTTTTCTGGAAACCTCATAGTCTGTTAACATTTCTTCTTGTCCAGTTATAGAACGAATATAAAGGTCTATTATTTTTATCGCCACACTTTCTATAGATAATAAAACCTAAAATCGAATTCAATTTGAAAAGCTCCTGATGTACCCGACACAATAAAGTCGTTCCATCCAGGAGCTAATCTAATTACTTTTCTATTTGTACTTGTAAATACTGTATTTCCATTTTTGAATACTCGGACTCGATTGAGTTCAACCATATCACCTGCAGCGGTAGGGATATTTAATTTAAATACGTCACCCGTTGTACGATTTTTAATCGTTAATCCATTTGTTGCACCGCGAATACGAATTACTAGTGGAAGCTTTCTTGGATCTATTTCAACATCACCCGCATTAAAAATACGAAAAGAAGTTGTTGTTGGTTTATATATCAAATCTTCAGCAATTAACCCTTGACCTATTTGCCATAATCCTGATTCGAACGTAAAATCATCCATTGTTGTCCCAATCGATTCTGCTAAACCTTTCGCAGAAGTGAATATTAACTCTACTGAGGACTTCACATACTTTAGAGTACTTATTGTATATGGATGTACCTTTACCAGCCAGCGTTTTCCGGGTTCTCGATTATCTATAATGTAAAAAGACTCTTTACTATGGAACAATTTAAATATTTCATTTCTCAACAATGTAACATCATACATATCTCTAGCGACCATATTAAATCGAGCATTCAAATTACGCTGTTTCATTGTAGAACCAGCATCAATTAAGCCATCAGTCCCATCAACTTCTTCATATCTATGATCATAATTAGGTGATTCCGGGTCGAATTCAATTAATCTCAAACCAAAATCAGCCGTATTTAATACTACGCCATTCAGCCTTTGAATTATCAAACTCATCCCATTCTCACTCCCGATAAAAACATTTGATTACCCATTCTTCTACCTAATTCCTGTTCAATAAAATCAACCATTCGTAGCATATCTGTTTCATTTGCACTTCCGTTGTAATTCAATACTACCGATACCGGTGTATTGTTATTTGTAGTGTTTACAGTTCTTGCTTGTTGTCCTTGTCCTGGAGCATTTGCTGTAATATCAGGAAGGTCTAACAATTCACTCATCAGCCCGCTTACTTGAGGAAAAGCAAGCTTGATACTGTCAGTGATTGGTCCCCCGAAGTCTAAATGATCTAAATCACTTAATGGACCAGTTTTTGCAGGTGAGAAAGGTAAGAAATCACGTGCCTTTTGTGCAAGGTCACCTACTGCATCAGTTACCCAACTCGCTGCACTTTTTATTCCATTTGCCATCATTTCTATCAATCCACGACCTGCATTAAAGAATGTTTGTCCTAATCCGGTAATAAAACTAACGACATTATCAAGGATTGTTTTAACTGCAGTAACTAGTCCATCTAGTTTAGAGGAAACTCCGTCAACAATACTTTGCCATAAATCCCCAAAGAAGTTTTTGATCATTCCTCCCCAGCTACTTGCATATGAACTAATCGATTCTAACTTAGAACCAAAAAATACATATATTTCAGCTAAGGCATCATTCCACACGCGCTTAATATCATTCCAAAATTTAACAAATGGTTTAACGATATCTCCTGCAAATTTACCTAACCAACCTAAGATTTTTCCAGCTCCCCAAAGTTGTAACCAACCCCAAAGTAACTCGAGGGCTCCATTCCAAATTTGCTTTACTGCATCCCACATTTTTGACCAATTTCCAGTAAATAAGGCGGAGAAAAAATTTATGATTCCTAGAATAATATTTAGCGATCCGTTTATCACATTTTTAATAGCTTCCCATGTTCCGATCACAATTTCTTTAATAATCGGCCATAAAACTTGCATTATCGAAACTATAATTGGCATCACAGTTTGGATTACCGAAAGCACAAAATTCCACACGTTTTGCGCCGCCTGCATGATCATCGTTCCGTTTTCAGTCCACCAAGTTTGGATTTGTAACAGAATTTGCTGGAAATACGTGGTCATAGCGGTCCAAATCGGAATAAGTACCCCATTTAGTATGAAATTCCATACCGTCATGGCGGTAGTTTGTATCATCTGCCATCCAGTAACAACTGCATTCCTAAATCCTTCACTCGTATTCCACAAATAAATCAATCCAGCAACCAATCCTACTATCGCTGCTGACACCACCCAAACAGTCGCGCTCATAGCAGCTAATCCAGTAACTAATGGACCTATCAACATCCAAATAGATGACCAAGCAGCGAGCATCCCGTTCCATAACCCTATACCTATCGCTAAAGGTGATAACAATAAAGTTAAAGCAGGTACTAGCATGATTATCGCTTGAATAATCAGTGCTATTGTTGGATGAGCTTGGTTGAAGGCAGTCACCAATTCGAAAAACTTAGCCGCAAAGTTAACTATAGGAGTCATGAGCATTCCGAAAGCATCGACCATAGGTTGAATCGCTGTAACAAAAGCTCCTTTCATTCTCTCCCACGCTAAACCTAAAGGAGTTAAAGAATCCTGTAGTTCCTTAATCTTCTTGTCAGTTTCTTCTTTCAACCCTTGTAATTCCGTAGTTGCTTGCGCTCTTGCTAAACTCATTTTTTCTTTCCAAAGTCCAACATACTTTTGTAACTCAGGATCAGTCATTTTGGATATAGCCTTTACTTCTTCAGCTGATTGTGGCCCCATTTGTGCGAGATAATTGGCGAATTCTGAACCCGCACGTTGCGCTATACTAGCAAGGTTATCTTTCCACCTTCCTAATATCCCGACTTGTTCCTCCAAGTTACTCATAAGCTTTTTACCACTCGTCTTCTTCATTTGAACTTCTTCGAATAGATTCCAGGCATTCATGATCTCTGTTGTTCTTTCCTGCACTGCATCTCGATAAGCAGTCAACGCTTCCTCTTGTTGTTTATAAATTTCAGAAGGATCAGGACCTTTTGCCGCTTTAAATAACGCCGCATAAAAAAGGCCTGCTGTAACCGCAGCCCCTAATGCTACCATTTGAAACCTCATTAAACCTTGGTTAATCATCATGGTCATATTTTTTAAATCTTTCATACCTGCAGTAGGACCTAGCATTTTCAGCGCTAATACTGAAGCGTTACCTGCATTAGCCATCCTATTTAATGCATCTGCCGCGCGCAATCCTGCACTATTGATTGTATATAACGGGTTTCCCATTCGTGCATAATTTTCACGGATACGAGTTGCTTGGGTAGTCATATTCTTCATATAACCTATCGTCTGCAGCATCCCCATCATTGCTAATCTATTTGCATTTATAGCCGCATCAGCTGCTGCCTTTTGAGCTTTTCCTGCCTTCTGGACTTCTGACATGAATTCTCTGGTTGTTCCTGTATAATTCTTAGAAGCTTGCGCCAACTTGAAATATTGATATTGAGCACCAATCATTTGGTCCTTTACTCCACGCATAGCGATCGCTTGCTGGTAGTGAGCGCTTCTCATTTCGCTGTACATCCGTCTCGCTTCTTCAGATGTTCCTCTATATGCATATCGGATACGGCGACCTAAACTATCATAACGAGCGCCAACTTCATCAGTTAATCCACGGGCTGCATCTGCAACTCCATCACCAATGTGACTTAGTTCATCATTTACCCTCTGTACATCCTGACGTATATTACCTGTATCTAATCTGGTATCTATCTCAACGCGACCATCTGCCAATTATCTCACCTACCTTTCATCTTATCTTTTTGTGCTTCCATTCTTTTCTGAAATGCTATGAATTCCTGATGTTCCCTAATTTCTTTTGCTTTCGGAAGTTCATATATTGCTTTCATTTTCTTAATACGTTTACGTTCCTCAGCATTATTTTTATCTTTCGGCGGAATGTCACATGTTCGATAGTGAAGCGCTTGTCCCATTGGAGATTTGTTCGAAAGATTACGGAAGAGAGCGATGAACTTATTCCATTGCATTTTCCCTTGTTGTTCAATTAGATCGATATTGTAGTCAAACAAAAAAGAGGAAAAAATCCGTTCGGCATCCACTACAAAATCTACAGTAGGGATTGTCGGCGCTTTTTCCTCTTTTTCCTCTTCTTTCTCTTCTGTTTCATTAATCTTCTTATTCATTAATAATTTTAAATCAATATCTAACCTGTCTTTTAAAATATCCACAAACAGCATTGATTTACGTTCTATATCCAACTGGTTAACAGTCACTTTATCTACCACTAACATATTTAGTGCAATGTCCGTTTTAAGATATTCACTAATACTTTCATCATCGAACAACTCGAACAGTAAAAGGATATTATCAAAAGCTAAGTTCAACTCTAAACGAACGCCATTCCATGTATAGAAGTCATATTCACGTTCGGTTAATTTCAACATCATTTCTTCACATTGTTTAGGTATTTGTTACGAGTTTCATCTACCTTCTTGTTTTCCTCATCAATGTAAAGTCTATTTAAGTAATGAACAAGCCCCATTAAGTTTAAAGCGGCTTTACCAGATTTTTCATATAATGAATCGAATGTTCCCTCACCTAAGAAAGTTTCCACAATATCTTTAACTACTTCTTTTTGTTTTCGAGATGCTTCCTCAATCGCTTCATCAGTAGCAGATTCATAATCTATAACGCTTTCGGTAGCTTCGTTAATTCCTTTATCAAATCGCTTAAATGCTTTTTGATACTTTACTAATGCATCATCATTAAACTCAACTCGGTAAACTTCTCCTGCTACATCTACTTCCTTATACGTCTTTTCGAATTCAAACTTAAATTGTGTCATATCCATATCTCCTTTTTGGTTAATAGAAAAAGAGCCGCTTTAACGACTCTTCATTGAAATCAAGCTGCTTTTGTAAACTCTGGAACACCATCAAAACTCATTGTAAATTCAATTTCACCCTTAGAATTCGCATCTCCACCAGGTGCTTTAATCTCAGACATAGTCGATGGACCTTCCCACTTGTCTCCGTTAGGTTCAGTTACTCGGAAATCAGTTTTACGTTCAGGACCGACTTTATGTGTTTTGCTAAAAATAAAATCCTGCGCAGCATCACCATATTTACGATGACCTTCAAAACCATATGACATCATGAAACCTGTAATATCACGTTCAGCGGCTCCTCCGCCATCATAGTAGTAGTTTTCTTCGCTCTCCTCGTTGTTGTCGGGATCTACAGATGTAATACCAGCTGCAATCCGAACCCATGTAGGAGTTTCAGTGCCTGGTGTAATATTGATTTCAAATTTATAACCATGATTCAATAAGAAACCTTGATTTGTCATATATTAATTACCTCCTATTTCTAGCTCTGCACTGAACAGAGCAGTATATATCCATTCATTTGCTGCTGTCTTCTCAACATAATTAGGCTCCACATACACATTTAGTCTTCTTAGTGTATAGGAGCCATCTAAGGCGTTAAAAACACGCCTGTGAACGTTATTTAGTTCTCTTGCGATAAATTCCATTGTATTATTTGCTTCTAATTGGTTACTGCTTTTTGCAAGAATTTGAATTTGTTTATTAATGATTTCACCTTCGTAATATTGCTCGCCTGGTGCTGATGGAATCATTCTAATAGCAATACTTTTCCTAGGCGTATCATTTATCCCTATATCTAATAAATCAGCTTTTATAGGAGCAAATAGGATACCTGATGGTAATGTAGCGATTAAATGCTTCTTGACCGATTCTATTAGCCATATCATATTTATCCTCCTATAAATTCCGTTTAATCTCATTTTCTACGATTCTAGCCCAATCTGTAACATGTCTAGCCTTAGCTTCCTCGAACCATAAACCTCTAGCATTAGGGTTCACGTCTTTAGAAAAATTATATTGGGGATTATAATAGATCCTGCGCGCATAAGGGGTATTCCATTCGATATGACCCTCGCCCGGTCTACTGAATCTAATACCCGACCTCTCTACCTCACCTGTATCTTTCGGGATATAAAAGTTGCTGTCTTTAAGTACCTGCTGATCTAATGCAAACTGCGCTTTTTCAGCAGCTTCCATTACTTTCCCTTCAATAGCAGGTGTATCAAGTTTAATATTTACCCGAATCATACAAGCACCACCTCCACATGGTGAAGACTGCTTCTATCATAAAAGTCACTGACTTTGCTAACGGTCATTTCTTTACCGTTGAATATAACTTTAGATTTCTCTTTAAAGGTTATTCGCGTTGAATGTACTGCATCATGGAATAACAGTGTTTGTATAATTGTACTGTCACCATTCCCATTTAACACGACTGTTTTCTTAGGTTCAAGTCGAACCCTTTCAATCGTTACAGCAGGTTTGTAGTTATCGCTACCACCCCAAGTGTCGTCTTCACCTTTATACTCCAAATACTGAATTGTATGGATTAACACTGATCGTCTGATTGGTTTAGCCATTCACACACAACCCAGCATATAACAATCCCGTAGGTCTTAAGAATTTAGGAACTGATATTGCATACTGAGTATAGAAACTAGGTGCATCGTCTGCCCCTGCACTCATTCCATTTTCAGAATAAGAACCGATGTCAAAACCTCCACTACCTTCACTAACGGTCGCAGAGGTTTCACCATTGATTGCTAAAAACTCAACTTGAGCAGCAGTAGCTTTCTTAACCTGCTTCTTAATAAAAGGAGCCAACTTATCAAAATCAACACCTTCTAATTTATAATTAATGATATGGTCAATTTGGTCACTAGCACGAGTGATTAACCTATCTAGTAGTGATACATCCGATATCGGAGTACCTTTGTATTCATTATTGTAGTAATCAGCATCTATATACGCCATATAATCACCTATTTATCTGCAGGTTCTTTTTTAAATTTCGTAATTTCAGCCTTTAATTTCTTGTTTTCAGCTACTAAATCATTTCGTTCTGCTGTAATTGCATCTTTTTCTTTAATAACAGTATTTAATTCAGAAAGTGTTACTTCGCGACCACCTGTAGCACGAGTCACAACTACATAAGCGGTTCTTTCCTCATTAAGTTCTACTTGATCATAACCTTCTGCAAGATATGCATCTAAACTTTGTTCTTCAACTGTTAATACACGGTTCTCTTTTTTTACGACTACGGCCATAATAATTCCCCTCCTATACTTTTGGCGCTATTACGAATGCAATACCATCTGTTTTAGTATCAAACATAAATACGCCATCGTATGAGCGCTCAAAGTAAAAGTATTTTCCGGCAGTTTTTGCACTAGGTTCATCAACTGAAACGAATTCATATTTTTCAGGTGCAACCATACAAGATGTATGAATTAACATCATTTGAATCTGCTGTGCTGTTGGATCAGGTTTAGCACCATTTGTAAAGTTGTATAGTGTCTTCATACGAGAAGAAGGAACACCAATAATTTCAACTTCATCTAAGCGGTTAACTACACGATTGATTTGCCCATTATTATTTTGAACTCCCATATATCTTGCAATTTCTTTAGCCTGCTTCAATGCAGTTTTAACGGTAGGGAGTACATATAATAAACGCCCTTCTTGTGGAACTTCTTTTTCATCCATATTTTCCATAAGTTCATCGAATACAGTTAAAGCATTTTCGGGAGTAATTGCAATCTCTTTATTTCCGGCGCCATTATCTTTAGATTTCTTTTCGCTGAATAAACGTGAAATCATGTACTTATCTTTTTCAGGGATTTTTTCATTATCATTATAAACACGTGTGATGTTAACAATGGATGCTACCATGTTCGTTTCATCAATATCCATAGGGTCAATAAGTGTATCCCAGTAACGATCATTTGTTAGTGTCTTTGTTTCCCAATCGTTTTCAAAGTTACGTCCTGGAGTTGTAACCGTATCACGCCCATAATCTTTACGACCAGAAGTAACAGTAAGACGTGGTAATTTAATAGTTTTAGCGTCAGAGAATTTAACTAAACTATTACTTGGAGTGTTCCATAATTTTTCAAAGTATAAACGACCAGGATAACGTGTTTGTAATCCTGCTTGGTATAATTCTGCATAATTTAAGTTGTTAGCCATGTGTATATCTTCCTCTCTTATTTCTTGAATTCTTCAAGCCATTTATTTAATTCTGATTGTGGTTCTCTTTTATGCTGTCCACCATTACCAAATCGCGGTTTAGGAGGCCCCTCTTCTTCAACAACTGTTTTAAAGTGCGGGAATTCCGTCACAACCTGCTCAATAGCTTGCGCGATATCTACATCGTCACTAAGCTTTGTTTTTGCTAGCGTAATAACAGCAGCTAAGTTCTTTTCGTCTGTAATACCAGCTTTAATTGCTGTATTTTCCATACGTAAATCACTTAAAGTAGAGTCTTTTTCTTGTAACTGTGTTTCATAGGTTGTTAATTTGTCATTAAGCTTATCTTGTTCTGTTTTTTGTGACTCCTGATGTTCTTTCCAACTATTCACCGTATCCTTTAATTGATCTGCATTTTCGAATCCTAATGTTTTTAAGAAGTCGGTTTGTTGTTGGTTTTTTGCAGCATCTAATTGTTCTTGCGTATAGGTTACAGGGGTACCCGTACCGCCTTCACCTGCTCCTTGATCACCTCCCCCCGGTGGTTCAGTACCGCTTGGGTCACCACCATCAGAGAAGAACTGCATTCCATTTACTCGTAATCTTAATCTATATGGTTTTGGCATCTTAAATCCTCCTATACAATTTGTTCACGGTTGTATTGGCGTTTGCGCTTCGTTTGATTGATGAACTCTCTCATATTAGCTTGGTGTTCTGAAACTTTATTCTTCGCTTCCTTTACACCCTCTGCATCGCCTAATGCTTCCATAACCTTTACTTCTTTCTTGGCTTTCCTGATTTTTCGTTCTAAACTTCTTTGTTTTTGACTGTCCTTATATACCCTAGAGTTTTCAGCAGTGTCATACGGTTCATAACGTTTTGTAGACTTCCCTGATATATACGGCCAAACTATGTGCCGGCAATTAACGCCTAATAACCCTGCCGCTTCCCCATATGATGTACTGGAGAATGGAGGGTGACGTTTACTCTTTCCACTTTTAGAATAAATACGACCTTGATACGGCGCGCAACGTGGTCTCGCTCCCAGGTGTGAGCTTGTTTCAATGAGATCCACATCATACTCATCCATGCGAGTCATTTGCATCTCATTTGCTACATTCTGACTAACAGAGCGAGTTATCATATTTACATACGCTTCTGTACTCCAACGTCTGCCAGCCTTATCGATTAAAGCTGGAATTCCTCTTTGCGCCCACTCAGAAACAGTCTGCCTAAGTGCCTGCTGTGGCGTTATGACACCGCCTAATAATTTACCTACAGTCTTGTTTAAAACATCAAGATATACCTGTTCCGACTGCTTTAACATCGTTGTATTTACAAGATTCAAAGTGTCTAATGCTTGTTGTTCGTAAGCATTGAGAATTCCAATCATTGCAGCACTCGTATGCATTGCAGGAGCAGCTTGTAAAAGCCCTGCTTGTACTGCTTCCTGATATAACTGTTCATGTTGTTCTACTGCTGTGAATCCAGCACCCTCTAACATCTTTCGTACTTCTTCAGCCGTTTTACCACTACGACTAGCGATAGTATTAATTTGTTGTTGATTTAATTTACCTAATTTATTCAACTGAACTATGCGCCAATGCTGGTATTCTGTGGAATCTTCAGCAGTTAAAAGTAATTCCCTATCATACTTGAGCATTTTTGCCATATTTAAAAGCAACTCTTCTTCAATCGCATTGTAGATATCTATCACAAATATAGAGAGTTGCTGTAATTTTTCAGGAGGTAGTGCCATCACCTTTCATCTCCTGGATCATTATTCTGTTTTTGATTGTTCATACCAAAGAAATCGACATCTTCAGGTATAACGGTTTTGTTTTCGGAAAGTATCTCCTTTAATAGCGATTCAGCTTCTTCTGCAGTGACGCCATGAATTTTCATAATTGCTCGTTTCTTACTGTTTAACCCGTGAGAAATTAAAATGACTTGCTTGTTTATTTCAGCTGTAGCATCTTCAGCGATACTATCATCAAAAGTAACTGTAACTTCATAATCTGCTGCAGGTCCTTTAAATTCACCGTATAGAACGGCAATATCGATAATGCTATCAACTAATTCTTGTATACCGTCCTCGATAATCGTTTCATGTGACTGCTTCGTCCTAAACGTCTTAGAATTCTCACTGACAACTTCAGTAGCCGTTTTAACTCCTTGCCCGTCAAAGCTGAATGCGCCCGCAGAAAAACCAATTTGAGAAGATAAATAGTTTAATAATGCATTAATAGCAGAAATATGTTCTTCCACTCTTAACTCAACAGACATATCTTGAATGTTATTTGAATTCTCATCAAAGTTAAATGCCTGGTACACTTCGTCATCTGCATCAAAGTAGCGTAATTGCGCCCCGGTGTTTTGATCTATTACAGTTCTAATTGCATTATGCGGTACCAAAATCCGCTTTTTACCTAAAATGAACTCTCTTTGGAAACTATCAAAGGCAATATCAATCGATTTAAGTGTGTCTAGTGCATTGGCATAAATAGAAATCCCCAAAGGCGACCCGATATCTAAGTTGTTAGCAGTATTAGGCTTGAAGTATTTAAAAGTAGGTCTAGAAAGATTCTCTATATATACTGCCTCTTCTAAATTAGGGTATAACTCCGCTAAAGAAACTTTTACACCTAAATCATACTTATTATCGCTCTTATACAGCTCGTTCTTGATGATATATGTGCCATTCTCTACTAAATGCCATTCCAGCAGCGTGTACTTTTTACCGCCTTTAAATGTTTCGTTAATAAATACACATTCAGTGATCTGTTTATTGTCCCAGGTAATCGGGATAAAGCAGTCTGCTGTAACAAATGAAAGTTTAATACCATTATCCCAATAGACCTTAATAACCATTCCACCAAGCGCAAAGCTATATTCTAAATACCTTTGAAACTCTTTTATGAAGTTATTTTCATCAAGAACATATTTGATATTCTTCGATAGGTCTTTATCAGATATGTTAATTGTGCATTTTTCATTAAAAACAAGAGTTGCCATTTCTTGCGATACAACTTTAGCCATGTTTAAAGTAGCTCGTTTTCGCTGTTTCTGTCCCTCTACCGTTTTGTATTTAACGTCATGCCATTCTTTGTAATATCCACTATATAAAGCTTTCCAGGTATCTATGAATTGATATGATTCTTCATTTACCTGTATATCTTTGTGATCGGATACCTTTTTTATCCCACTAATCAGGCCCATTTTATATAACACCTGCCTTATGCCGGAGATGAGCTTTTTAAACACTACATCACCTACTTTACATATTATTAATGTGAACCTAATACCAACCTATTAACTTACTAATGAAATGCTAATAGCTCCATAACATAATGTTATAAATGTAATAACATTAAGGTAATAGATAATGAATAATAACTCCACACTAATGTTAACATTAACGTTAATATTAAAATATCGATTCTATAACGTTATAAATATACTAATATTTTAATTTCAATTTCTGCAGATTATCATTAACATAATATTGGAATGCATCACATGTATGATCATCTACCTTTATTACTTCAGGATTAGGTGTTTGCAAGGTTTTAGAGTCCCACTGGTAACGTTTGTGTTCTTCGTAAAATACCTTATTGTTTTCTGTATCCAAAATAAAAAAACGTCCCTGCGATAACAAATCGTAGACGTTTTCTATCATCGTTACTTTCTTTTTCTTTGCAACCGGATGCAGTCGAACACCGTAATCTTTAAAGTACTGATTACGCAAGCCACCCTCTGCAGAATCGATAGTTTGTTGATCAATGTATCTTCTAAATACAGCAGTAGCATTTGTCACGAATTCATTTAAATCTGTTGAGAACTCACTAGGCGCTCGTTTAACGACCTTGTTTTCAGGTGAGTAGTAATATGTATCTAATAGGATTACATTGCCCTTCTTCGTCAATCCAAAGGCTAAATAAGTAGTAGCAGAAACTTGATGTCCTGTATCAATGGCAATATCAATTAATATTAAGTCGTCATCTTCAGGTAATTGGCTAATTAAATTAAAATGATTCATGTTATAAACCATATCACCTAAACCGATAACATCACCTTTGTACATCCAGCGCCAATACTCAATATCCGTTTCCTTATACTTTTCAATTTTTCTAATAAGCTGCTTAGATAGGAATCCTTTTTCATCTTCTAAATACGTGCTGTGATGTATAAAGAAATCCTCATCGTTTGCTTTATTATCCTTAAATTCATTTACCCAAGCATAAGGATTACGAGGTGGATTGTAAGAGTAATAGACTTTCACCTCTTTATCTCCTAAATCCTGACGAATGAATGTATCCTCTACAATATCAATATCCTCTATACCTGCAAACTCCGCTAATTCCTCAAACCACACGGCCATAACATAACCTCTAGCGATTTTAGCAGATTTAACTTTCATCGGGTCATCGCAACCATAGAAATAAAAAGCTGTCCCTGTATCCTTGTGACGTATAACAAGCGGTGATTGTCCGAAAAAGAATTCATCTTCTAATTTGAGCATATATATCGCCCATTTAATCTGCTCATATACAGAAGTAGAAAGGTACTTCGCTACTTTACGGAGTATAACTATATTACCGTTTGGATCTTCCATAAAGTCAGTTACAAGTTTCAATGAAATAACAGATGACTTCATTGAAGAACGGCCACCTGACAAAAGGTTTCTTGATCTGTCATCATTTAACCAAAAATCATAGAAATTAGGGTTTATTAAATCAAGTATTTCTATTACTTCGCTCATTTAATATCCTTCTCATTTCGTCTTTGTCGTTAACAATGATAGTACCCGTACTCTTATTCCCTTTGTCGGTAACTTCTTTTACTTCCGCTTCTGCTTTCTGTACATTAAGCTGCATCATCTTGAGTTCTAACCTTCGTTTATCGTTCTTATTTGCCAGTTCATCAAACTGTTTAATTAAGTTACGGAATTCAGCAAAAGCCCTAGACTGTGCATTTAATAAGTTAGCTTGTTTATCCCAAGCCATTTGAATTTCCCACTCTTCGTCCAATCCATGTTCATTCATCTTTTGTTTTCTTAACTCTCTTGTAGTATCATCCTTATCTTGTACAAACATGATATTTTGAGAGTAAATGATATTGGAGTAATGCAGTAGAATACTCTCCCAAATCATAGCAACCGGATCATTTTGAAAAGCTCGGGCCAATTCTGTCTTGAGTTCAAATACTTCTGCAGGAAGATACTTTCTAAATAAGCCGTGTGTAACAGCGTTATCATTACCTACTGGCGCACCATGACCAACAGCATTTTTGTTACCAGCAGGCGGCCCACCTTTATTACCTACTGCATTTTTGTTTCCTTTTGGCGCTCCACGTTTTGCAGTACTACGTTTCTTATTTGCAGTACTACATTCATTTTCGTTTGCAGTACTACAATCAGAACCATTTAATTTAGCTACCCATTTATCCCGACTCTTCCATGAAGAAATGGTTTTTTCAGGTTCCTGAAGTAGCTCTGCAATTTTACGATTCAAAATATCGCCGTTATGTTCTTTAAATAGCTCAAAAGCTTTATCCCTGTTCGGGCTTCTTGCTCTTGCCACTAATCACCACCTCATTCTAACTAAAAAAGAATCTTGTTTTGTAAAAACATAAAGTACAAACTAATTTATACAGGGAAATGAATATTATACACACAATGACTGCCTATAATCTTATTTATGTAAACTAGATTGTTGGGAAATGTGTTGATATCAATGTATTCGTTGAAATCCCTAAAATAATCAATATACAAGTTTTATACATCGTTGATTTTTCGGGGTTTTTCACACTGAAATACACTTATTCATTGCATAAATTTAACCTTGTTAACCTTCTGTATTTTCCGATTCTACAAATTTACCCATATAATGATTTTTGAAGAACTTAGGATCAACCTCTTGAGTTGTTTGTTTTGTAAATTCTCCCATAAGCGTTTCCCGATTCTTCACATCTAATTTAGTAATGATTTCTTGTAGCATTTTCTTTACATTTTCATTTGGAACTAATTCAGGAACAATATCTACAACTTCCTTATCTGCAGTAGAGATTAAATATGAAGTAACAACTGCTAATCCCTCTAAAACTTCTAGTACATCTTTAAATACATCTGTATCCGTTACAGATACTTCTATACTTAATCCCGATACCTTACTTTGCAGTTTGTATCCTTCTAACTCCCAAACCTTATTCCTAATCCGCTGCATACAGATTTCTTTACCAATTTCCTCATTATAATTAGCTGGATCTACACAAGCAGAATCTTCTACAAGAATAAAGCCGTTTGGTAACTCTGCTGTTACTACTGTACATTTACCTAATATCGTACTTACAGTTATATTAGAATTTGAAATAATACCTTCTACTTGTTCTGGAGTTACTGTATTACCCATTACGCAACTACTTCCCAATCATTAGAAAACAATTCAATAAACGTTTCTTTCCAAGGCACTCTACCGAATCGACTTTCTACATATAAATAAGGAGCAGTCATTTTACTATGTTCATCAGGAAACTGAGCGCGCACCACAACATCTTTACTCCATTGCGGTAATCTCATTCCTTTTCCTTTTTTAACTGCTTCTAACGCTTCACCAAACGTCATTAATAATACCTCTCTTCTATTTATGTTTATTGTGTACTTTTTACATATCAAAGAAAAAAAGCCCTATTACAATTAAGTAAATGGGCTTTTTACAACATACAGAGAATTTTTTAATTTATTTCAGGATCTTTCCGGACCCTTCTTTGAGCCAACACACACGGTAGGCTTGTATTGGCTCAAAGAAGAGCAAAAACTCTCCCTCGTTTAGACCGAATATCAATAAATACATACAAAGTAGGGCTCGTTACCTCCTACTAATATGTTAAGTTAAATAATTTTATAGATACAGGAGAGCAACGTTATACGTCCACTCAATCGCAAATCTATAAAGCTGATTTCGGCTTTCATATATAGGTGGCATTCGTAAGGCGAAAATAACCTGTTTTTAAATTAAATCATGCAAAATAGACTATCTTCTAATTGTCTTGCTATTTTAACATCAGATCGCTGTATTGATTTCTGTATGGTTCCTTTTGATACGTTTAATAAATTGGAAATTTTATCCATAGATAAACAATTACCCTTAAACATTATATAAATCTCTCTTTCTCTTTCTGTTAATGTTGACAACGCATCTTCCAATTTAATACGTTCCCATTCAGTAATTACATTCTCTTTTGGCTTATCATCCCACTCGTATAGTGTTTCTGCACTTCTCAAATACTTTTGCATTAGTAACGGATTTACTGCCGTATTGCGTTGATATGCTGCCCTACGTTCTATGCCTCTTATTGCTCCTGGTTCTTTTGCTGTATGCATCCATTCCAACGCGTAACGTAAATCACTAATCATACTGCTAATAATTGTTTTATCTTTATCCGGCGCTATTTCTTTTAACTCTTCTAACTGCTTCACTTTCTCTCTGTACTGCTCCATTAGTTCCTTCATCCTATTTCCTCCTTTTGCAATAAAAAAGGACGTTGGTTATATACAGGAACTAATCTCTTCCTATACATAATCAACGCCCTTAAATGCGGACTATTAATTTGTTTTTATAATTTTGTTTATTTAATACGGTATGTGAAATTTTCATTTCAATCCTCGTTTCTTTAATTGCGATGAAATACATGATGGGTTTTTGATACCTAACTTAGTTGCTATATCCTTATAAAGTATCCCCTCACGCTTCATCTTTAAAATCTTTATACAAAGCTTGTCCCAATCCTTAGGGGTTCGAACCTTAACCTCTTTTTTTATTTTGGTACCGCCTAAATATGTTCCCAGGGCATTTATTTCTTTTCCTATTTCGCACTTTGTCCAGCAATGATTGGCATTACGGTCTCTTCTATGCTCGCAATCTACGCAATTATCATCCATTAAATTTAGAATTCTTAAACGGGCAGTTGCTTTATTCATGAAACATCCGGCCAATCTAATTTATCTATATGACCCAAGTAATCTACTAAAGCGCGATCAGTACGCTCTACAATAAAAGCATGTTTATCAAATTCTTCCCGTGGTATAGATTTCCGACCACCTTCATATGATTCCATTACATATTTTGAAACTAATGATAGCGGCACTAAGTACGTCACTTTATCTTTCCAAAACTCTATTAAGAAGAAACAAATGGCTCCCATAGTTTGCGTATCTTCTAAGTAGTCAATTTGGTGCCGATGAATATTTTCAAGCGGGAAACGTGTTGTATGTTCCGTTGATTTTGCTTCAAAGTATACTGCTCTACCTTTATATACACCGTCATAATCTACTGTTGATTTACTTTCCCATGCACTTTTCGTTATGTTGCCTTTCTTGTCCGTTTTCAGTACCTTTACTGGTGTAGGACGTTTGTTAAATATCCCGATCTTTCTCTCCTTATACATGCGATTGGATATATTTATTAACATTTCAAATGGCATCCCTTTATTACCGTAACCCATGCTACTTCCCCTCTTTCTATTAAATAACTCCACGTTTTACAAATATATTTCTCCATGCAGCATCCACCCGCTGTTTTTCGAATTTCTTAGCGCGTCTTTTAATATACTTTTTTATTTTTTGTTTCTTACGCTTTGCCATTACTGTAATTCCCCTTTGCTACAAAATGAAATTTTTGTATTAATCTCTATCATTCAATAAACCTTTTTGAATTAACTCTCGAAGAACTTTAGACTGATTAAGGTTACCTTTTTCACATAACTCTTCAATTTCTCCCCAGACTTCAGAAGGTAATGTTACTGATACTTTTTTCGTAACACCAAACCCTTTACGACCAGCACCTTCTCGTTTACCGCCACGCTTGTTTTGAATTTGGTTACTTTTTTCATTGTCATTTTGAATTGAGTCGCATTTTTCAAGTTCCACCACATCATTAATTTGATTAAAGTTACTATTTTCATATTCTTTTTTTAGTTCTTTTAACTTATCAAGTAACTCTTGATACACTTTAATTTCAGATAAGTAATTATCTTTTTTATAATGCTTATGCATATATTCATTTGGGTTGGAAAGATTACGATCATGTAGATATTGCGAATCGACAATTAAAGAACCAAATATCCCCGGAACTCCTTCTTCATTACTCCAATCCATCAATGATTGGATTTCGTTTAGTTGTTCAATAAATAGTGTTTTTAATTCCTCTTTTTTCATTTTTTCTAAGTTATTCATAACGTTCGCTCCTTTGAATAAAGTAACCTTAATCAAATTGTAATAGATTTGTCTTTTATTTTCAATTGATTTTAGTTACTTTATTCAAATGAGTTTTCGACAAGATAGCGTTTTTATAATAATCCTCTATGCTAGAAGTAACTGGTCTTTTTGCTTTTCTAAATCTACTATTCGCATAAGTAACGTTAGTGCAACACATTCATTACTGGTTTCATATTTTTGTAGTTCTGCAATTTCTTCCTCAATTTCTCCAATTGCTTGTATACGTAATTCTTCAAGTTCGATAAGTTCCTCAATATCTTGCTTCACTTCTTGTCTGCCAATGTTGTTTCGTTCTTTCATCTGCTCAATTAGATAATTTATCTTAAGTAACAATGCCTGTTCACTTTTAGAATCATCTTCTGTAATACCATCGCGCTGCATGTATTTCAGTACCGCATGCTTCATTGCATGTAATTGCTTATAAGAGAACTTTGCTAAGATCCCGCTCATTACAACCCCTCCATAGCTAGTTTTATTGCTTCGTGTATACTATCGCGTGCCCAATATCCTTCATTTTCTAATACGTCATAAACTTCATAAGTTGTTGAACCTAGCATTAAATCCTTTTGAATCCTCCTCACGAGTTTTCCAAAG